TGGATGCAACAAGGCGTAAAAACTTGGAACAAGGGTGACATTGAATTAGAAAATGGATCGAAGGTATTTACTTCGGCGACAACTACCAGCGGTATTCGTGGTAAGTCTGTTAACTGGTTGTATATCGACGAAGCAGCGATTATTCCAAACACTGTTGCTGAGCAGTTCTTCGCTTCAGTTTATCCTACGATTTCTGCGGGTCAAACAACTAAGATCCTTCTGACCTCAACACCTCTGGGGTATAACCACTTCTGGAAATTCTGGAACGAAGCAGAAAAGGGCGCAAATGGTTTTGTGCCTATGTTCATTCCATACACTGAAATTCCAGGGCGCGATGATGCATGGGCAGAAGAACAACTAAGACTTCTTGGTGAATTGAAATTCAATCAGGAAGTTATGTGTAACTTCCTCGGATCAAGCAATACGCTTATTAATGCTAAGACTCTTGGTAATATGAGTTCTATCGATCCCGTCTATACTAAAGATGGATTGGATATCTTCGAAGAACCTATGCCAGACCGAGCATATACGATGACGGTCGACACTGCCAGAGGTATCGGCGGAGACTACTCTACTGCTGTGGTTATCGACGTTACTACAGTGCCATATAAGATGGTTGCGAAGTATCGAGACAACAAGATTGCTCCACTACTGTTTCCTAATATTATAAATAAAGTAGCGAGAGATTATAATTCCGCACACGTATTGATTGAAGTTAATGATATTGGGCAGCAAGTCGCTGATATTTTACATAGCGACTTAGAATATGATAATATTCTTACCACTGCTCGAGATGCGAACAAACAATACTTGTCTCCTGGATTTGGCAGAACGACAACCTTTGGTGTCAAGATGTCAAAGCAGGTCAAAAGACAAGGTTGTTTTACGTTTAAGTCGTTATTAGAAGAAATGAAGTTACAAATTTTTGATGCTGATACAATCAGCGAGTTGTCAACGTTTATTGAAAAGGCAGGATCGTATCAAGCAGACGAAGGTTATCATGACGACTTAGCAATGTGCCTAGTACTGTTCGGATGGTTAACCACAAACACATACTTTAAAGATTTGACAGACATAGATATTCGTGAGAAATTATATGCAAATCAAATGAGACAAATTGAAGAAGACCTTACCCCCTTTGGTGTTATTATTAGTGGTACTGAAGAAGAAGTTTTTATTGCTGGGGGTGATTATTGGAAAGTCGATACATCGTATCGATAAACACAAAATACATGAGTTATAAATAAAAGATAAAATGAAACTGATCATTTTAACATAAGGAGAAAAACATGGCTTTTCAGTTATCGCCTGGAGTCCTAGTTACCGAGCAAGACCTTACTAATGTAGTTCCAGCAGTTTCAACATCTGCTGGTGCATTCGTTGGCAACTTCGCATGGGGACCAGCGCAAGAAATCGTTACTATTGGATCTGAAAACGAACTTGTAAGTAAGTTCGGTGGACCAAATAGCACTAATGCAGTAGACTTCTATTCTGCTGCAAACTTCCTAGCATATACTACCAACCTCAAACTCGTTCGTGCAGTCGGTTCGACCGCAAGAAACGCTGTTGGATGCGGTCAAACTGCAGTTCTCATTCCAAACCAAACCGTTTATGAAGATAGTTTCAGCGATGGTACTGAAACATATGAATTTGCTGCAAAGTATCCTGGAACAAAAGGTAACAGTCTGATTGTTTCAATCTGTGACTCAACTGGTTTCGACACATGGGATTATGCAGCGAATTTCTCTGGTGCGCCAGGAACTTCTGCCTATGCTGCTGCTAAGGGTGCATCTAAAGATGAAGTCCACGTAATCGTAGTCGATAATCTCGGGATGTTCACAGGAACTGCAGGGACAGTTCTTGAGAAGTTCCCATATTTGTCAGTTGCATCCGATGCAAAGGGCAATGACGGTGGAACACTTTACTACAAGAACGTAATCAACACACAATCAAAGTATGCTTGGTGGGGTAAACACCCAACTCAGGATGATACTGAAGACCTTTCATGGGGTGCTGCTGCCAGCGCTGGTGTATATCAACCTATCGATACTGCGGGTGAACACACTTGCACGTTCACAGGTGGTGTTGATGCTGCCCCTGCTACTGGCGATCTTGAAGATGGTTACTCGTTGTTTACAGATAAAGAACTAGTAGATATCTCTCTTGTAATTACTGGCGGACACAGTGACGCTGTTTGCCAACATGCAATTGATACACTTTCACTTGGTCGTTTAGATTGCGTTACCTTTGTTTCTCCTCCTCTTGCCGCTGTCAAGAACAACTCAGGGGATGAAGCAGATGATATCGTCACATACTTCAAAGAAGATCTAAATCGTTTCAGTTCGTATGTTGTTGCTGACTCAGGTTGGAAGCGCCAATACGATCGTTACAATGACGTGTTTGTAAACGTTCCTTTGAACGCTGACATTGCTGGTCTTTGTGCACGTACTGACAATACCAATGATCCATGGTTCTCACCTGCTGGTCTAAATCGTGGTGCGATTAAGAATGTTGTTAAACTTCTTTGGTCTCCAAACCAAACAAATCGCGACGAATTGTATAAGAATGGTATCAACCCTGTTGCAAGTCTTGCAGGAAACGGTATTGTTCTCTATGGTGACAAGACACTTCTTGCTAAACCATCGGCATTCGATCGTATCAATGTTCGTCGTCTGTTCATCGTTCTTGAGAAGGCAATCTCGACTGCTGCTAAGTTCCAGTTGTTCGAATTCAACGATGTCTTTACTCGTGCACAGTTCAAGTCGATCGTAGAACCATTCCTCCGCGATGTTCGTGGTCGCCGTGGTATCTTTGACTTCCGTGTTGTGTGTGACGAATCAAATAACACTGGCGAAGTAATTGACCGTAACGAATTCGTTGCTGACATCTTTATCAAACCAGCAAAATCGATTAACTTCATCAAATTGAATTTCGTCGCTACGAGAACTTCAATTTCGTTTGAAGAAGTCGGCGCATAACCCTATAAATAAGAAAGAAATGGAGATCTAATAATGGATATTTCACAATTTAAGGGGTTACTTGGGGCTGGTGGTGCAAGACCTAACCAATTCCGCGTACTCCTAACCTTCCCTCAATTGGTTGGTGCAAACATCGGTGAGGCATCTTTGCTTGTTACGGGTGCTGCACTTCCTGCGTCTAACGTAAACCCAACTCTACTTCAGTATCGTGGTCGTGAAGTTAAACTCGCTGGTGAGCGTGTCTTCGATCCATGGACAATTACTATTGTAAACGATACAGAATTTAAACTTCGTCGTCCATTCGAAAGATGGATGAATCTCATGAACAATCTGGTCACCAACAGAGGTGAAACTAGACCAAGCAGCTACCAAACAGAAATCACTGTGACGCATCTTGATCGCAACGATGTTCCTCTTCAAACCTATGTACTTGCAGATGCATTCCCGATTAACATGTCGGAAATTGCTCTTCAGTATGGTCAGAACGATGTCGTTGAAGAGTTTACAGTAACATTCCAGTACCAGCACTATACCACTTTTGCTGGTGGTCGTCCTGAAGAAACTCTTGCGTAATATTGAAAAGTAAAATTGAATAATGGAAATTTTTGGTTATAAAGTTGAAAAATCCAAGGCGGCACCGACGGAAAAATCGTTTGTGCCGCCAACGGACGATGGCGGTTCCGATGTCATAAAGGCAGGTGGTTATTTTGGCACCTACCTTGACTTAGACGGAACCGCCAACACCGAGGCAGAACTTATTAAAAAGTATCGCGACATTGCCTTCATGGCAGATGTCGATTCTGCCATTGATGATATCGTGAATGATTCTATTTCAAACCTCGACGATGAACGTCCAGTTGAAATCAATCTTGATAATGTCAAACTATCTGACTCTATTAAGAAAAAGATTCAACTAGAGTTTGAATCAGTTTTAGATCTATTAGAGTTTAATCTAAGAGCGCAAGACTATTATCGTCGTTGGTATATTGATGGTAGAATTTACTTTCATAAAGTAATTGATACCGCAAAACCAAAAGAAGGTATTACTGATATTCGTTTTATCGATCCTCGTAAGATTAAAAAAGTCCGAGAGATCTTTAAAGAAAAAGATGAAAAATCAGGTGTTGAGTTCATCAAGAAGATCGAAGAATACTTTGTTTATAATGAACGTGGCATTGTCCTGGATAAAGCACAAACTGCTTCTCCTGGATCTGCTGCAACAATGAGGGTTACTAGGGATGCGATTTGTTATGTTCCTTCTGGTCTAAGTGATCAGGATAAGAACATCCCATTGTCGTATCTGCATAAAGCGATCCGTCCCGCCAATCAGTTGCGCATGATGGAAAACGCTGCAGTAATCTACAGAATTTCGAGAGCACCAGAACGTCGCGTATTCTATGTTGACGTCGGTAATCTCCCAAAGATTAAAGCGGAACAATACCTTGCTGGTATTATGAATCAGTATAGAAATAAACTGGTCTATGATGGCAACACTGGTGAAATCCGTGACGATAAAAAGTTTATGTCAATGCTTGAAGATTTCTGGTTGCCTCGTCGCGAAGGTGGTAGAGGAACCCAGATTGAAACACTTCCAGGCGGTCAGAGTCTCGGTGAAATCGGTGACATCGACTACTTCCAGAAGAAACTATTTCAATCATTGAACGTTCCAATTTCAAGAATGCAACAGCAGTCTGGATTAAACTTCGGACGTGCTGCTGAAATTAACCGTGATGAGTGGAAGTTTACTAAGTTTATTGCTAAACTTCGTCGTCGTTTCTCTCTTCTGTTCGACGATCTTCTTAAGACCCAGTTAATCCTCAAGGGTATCATTACCGAGGCAGACTGGAATCTGATTAAGAACAATATTGAATACAAGTATGCTACTGATGCATATTATACTGAGTCGAAAGAACAGCAAATTATACAATCTCGCGTTGAGATTCTTAATGGAATGGCAAATTATATCGGCACGTTATACAGCAAAGAATATGTCCAAAAGAATATTCTCAAACTAACTGATGACGATATTGCACAAATTGAATTAGATAATAAGGCGGATCCAGTTCAATTAGAACCTGCGATGCAACCGCCACCAGAAGAAGGACAATAATAATGGACAATACTGAGGTTATTAAAAGTTTAATAAATAATATCGAAGCAGGTAATATGACTGATGCGAACGATGATTTCAGCGCTGCGTTAGATTTAAAACTTGCAGATATTCTTTCTGCTCGTCGCGAAGAAATGGCAAATGCTGTTTTTAATTCGAGCGAAGAAGTAGAAACAGAAGGGGATCCCGATGAAGACGTATAAAGAATTGGTAGAAGGTATCAATGAAACTCTCTCTTTACTAGAGGAAGTCGAAGGTCTTCATGAAGATCTCGACGAAGCGAATGAAAATTTTGATCCGAACTCGAAGGCACATCAAGCAGCAAAAGCAGCAACAAAGGGTTGGAAAGCAAAGAATTCCAAAGCAACATACCATCCGGATGGCACAGCAACGATTCACACCAATACCGTACACTCGATGCCAGCCCATGCGTTCGGACATCACACAGGTGTTGAGACAAGGCATTCGCATGAAGTGGTTAATGCGCACCTAAAAAACGCTGGCGGAGAGCATGGTCATTCAAGAGATGATCTCGATAATCACCATCAAAAGATTGACGGTCTTCACTGGAAAGTTAAAGGCAAATCTCAAAGTCACGAAATTCATATCCATGAAGGGGTTGAAGGTATCCAAGAACTTTCAACGGATACGCTTAGAAAGTATAGAACAAAAGCGAAAGATGATGCATACGATGCAGCTGATGTTGATGACGATCGTCGCCTTCGTAAACGTTCAATGGGTTCGTGGGATGCTGGTAAAAAGATTCTAAAGCGTGGCGATAAACTGCGAGCAGAAGAATTCGATTTCGATTTATTCGAATCAATTATGCTAGGCGAAGGCGATCTATCTATTCGCACTTTGTATAACAAATATGCTGACCATGCTCTGGGTGCTGGAGATAGTCCAGAACCCAAGAAAGCTGCTGCAGTCAAGAAAGCAATTACCAAGGTTCATGGTTCGACTGTTATGGGTCATCTAGAAAAAGCCAAGAATGCTGCTGCTAAAAATGATCAAGATTCAGAAAGTCATCATTTCAACGCTGCTAGAAATGCAGCAAAATCAGACACTATGGGTGCAACTGTTGGCAAGAATCGTTCTTCTATGCGTAAAGAAGAAGTCGATCTTGATGAAAGTCGTATGAAAGATCTGGCGACGGATATGGAATCATTGTCGCATGCAGATTTTAAAAGAAAACATAGAAGAACAAAGCAAGAAATGCAAAGTTCTTTGAAATCTGAAGAACTAAAGGGTAATCAACATAAGATTGATGCCAATAAGAATGGTAAGGTTGACGGACACGATTTCAAGATCCTTCGTAATCAGAAAAAAGCAAGATACCAGTAAGGAATATTAGATGGCAACTAAGGCGGTTCTAAAACTAACACAGGTTCATGGTGTGGTGAAAGTGCGTGGCACGGGGTCCGCTACCATCGCGCTTGCCACCGATCTGAAGAAGACTTCAGAAACTCAATCTTCACCAAAGGCGAACATTCGCACTCTTCATTGGGCGTGTGCAGTAGCAACCACTGCTACTATTGCGAGAGACGGGGAAGTTCTGTACTATCTTTCAGGATCTGGTAAGATGGAATTCATGGGTTGGTCTGACAACGAAGAAAACGGTTCAGACATCGTCGTAGATTTCTCATCAGGTACTGGTTCAGTAGTTCTAGAACTTGCTAAGGTTTCTGGATATGGTTCGCAGCAACATCAGGACCAAGGAGATTTAGGATAATGAAACTTATTACTGAAGTAAACGACAACGTTCGTTATATCACTGAAGAAAAGAACGGCAAGAAATCGCTTTACATCGAAGGTGTTTTCCTACAATCAAATCTCAAGAATCGCAATGGACGCATGTATCCTGCTGAGATTATGGAAAAAGAAGTTGAGCGTTACATGTCTGAAGCAGTCAACAACAAGAGAGCATTCGGCGAACTTGGTCACCCAGACGGTCCTTCAATTAACCTCGACCGTGTATCTCATATCGTTACCGAACTCTATAGAGATGGCGATAACTGGATGGGTAAAGCGAAGATCACTGATACTCCTATGGGTAATATTGCCCGTGGTTTGATTGAATCAGGTGGTCAACTTGGCGTTTCTTCAAGAGGACTTGGCACTCTGAAAGAGAATAGAGATGGGGTTCAGATCGTCCAAGACGATTTCCATCTTGCAACCGCAGCAGATATTGTTGCGGATCCTTCTGCTCCTGATGCTTTCGTAAGAGGCATTATGGAAAATAAAGAATGGGTGATTGTTAACGGTCTGTGGACTGAACAAACAAATGATATGGCGAAAAAGGTCATCAAGAAGGCGAGCAAAAAGCAACTCGAAGAAGCAAAGATGGTAGTTTTTGAGAATTTCCTCAATAGACTTGCTAGAATTTAAAGTTTCTTTATTATAAATAAAAGACTAAGATCCGAAATTTAGGAGAAAAAAATGACTGTAGAAAGAAAAATCAGAGAGTTGCTTGCTGGAAAGCAAGCGATTACTGAAGCTTCTGACGGTGATATGACCGCACCAAAGCAAGGTAGTTCGGTCACATCTTCATCAGAAAAGATGGGTGCTTCGAATGGTAAAGATACCTCGAAAGCAGCTAAGTCGAACACATCGGGCGACCAAACTCAACCACGTCAAGGTTCTTCAGCAGACGCACCACACCAAGACCGTGATGGTGATGCTGACGAAAACCAAGGTGCAAAGGTTGCCGTAAACGCTAAGGATACTTCCGACTCGTCAGGTCCTGCATCTGGTCCAGGTGATGCACCAAACTTCACTACTGTTGCTGATCCAAGATCGGTTGTAAATCAACCATCTTCTAAGGGCAACGTTCATAAAGAAGAAGTTGAACCAGAAGACGACGATCTGATTGAAGACGATATCGAAGACGAAGATGAAGACGAAGATGCTGAAGAAGATCTCGAAGAAGATTTCTCAGCAGAACTCGCAACTCTATTCGACGGTAACGAAGATCTAACTGAAGAATTCCGTGGCAAGGCAGCATCGCTGTTTGAAGCAATGGTTTCTGCATCGGTCAACGTTAAAGCAGCAGCACTCGAAGAAGCACTTATTCAAGAAGCTGCTGCTCTTATGGAAGAATTTAAGGATGACCTCGTTGAAAAGGTTGATTCTTATCTAACTTATGTCGCTGAACAGTATATTGCTGAAAACGAACTCGCTGTTGAGAACGGTCTCCGTTCAGACATCACTGAGTCGTTTATTGCAGGACTTAAGAATCTGTTTTCGGAACACTATATTGAGGTTCCTGAAGAGAAATATGATGTGCTTGGTGAAATGCAAGTCGAGATTGAAAACCTTCAAGCTCGTGTGGACCAAACTATGACTGCAAATGTAGAACTGCATGCTGAAAATACTAAACTTCAAAGAGAGAGCGTACTTATCGCGGTTACTGAAAACCTCGCTAAGACCGATGCTGAGAAGTTTGTAAGTATTGTTGCTGATGTAGAATTCGAGAACGCAGAAATTTTCGAAGAAAAGTTGAATGTCATTAGAGAAAATTATTTCCCTAAAGCACAACCTAACACGGAAGAAAAGATGACTGATGGTCTAGATGAAACTAATGCGTATGCTGGATCTCCTCTTATGGAGAAGTATACGAAGGTTCTAGACAAAATGTCAACTCAAATCTAAATAAATATAAATAATAAGTTGAAATAAAAAACCCTACAAGGAGAAAAAAATGTTTCTTTCAGAATCTCTACAAAAGAAGTGGGAGCCTGTCCTAAACCATGATGGTATGGGACAAATCAAGGATTCCTACAAGCGTGCAGTTACTGCAGTTGTTCTCGAAAACCAACAAAAGGCTCTTCAAGAAGAAAAGACTGCGTTGTTCGAAACTCCAGCAAACGCTACAGGCGCTGGCATCGATAACTACGATCCAATCCTAATCTCGCTCGTTCGTCGTGCGCTGCCTAACTTGATGGCATATGACGTTGCTGGCGTTCAACCAATGACTGGACCAGTTGGTCTTATCTTCGCAATGAAGTCACGCTACAGCACACAAGATGGCACTGAAGCACTCTTCAACGAAGCAGATACTGACTTCGCTGGTACAGGAACTCACGCTGGTTCAAACCCAGTTGATGGTTCTTACACCACAGGTACTGGTATTGCTACTGCTGACGCTGAAGCACTTGGTGAATCAGGCGGAACTGACTTCAATGAGATGGCATTCAGCATCGAGAAGACAACTGTAACTGCTAAGACACGTGCTCTTAAAGCAGAATACACAGTAGAACTTGCTCAGGATCTCAAGGCAATTCACGGTCTTGACGCTGAGTCAGAACTCTCGAACATCCTTTCACAAGAAATTCTTGCTGAAATCAACCGCGAAGTTATCCGTACGATCTATAAGGTTGCTAAACCAGGTGCTGCTTCGACAGCAACTGCTGGTACTTTCGATCTTGACGTTGACTCAAACGGTCGTTGGTCGGTTGAGCGTTTCAAGGGTCTTCTGTTCAACATCGAACGTGACGCTAACGTAATTGCTCAAGACACTCGTCGCGGTAAGGGTAACTTCATCATCTGTTCGTCAGACGTTGCTGCTGCTCTTGCAATGGCAGGTATGCTTGACACAGGTGGTGCACTTAACGGTTCGCCAACTCTGAACGTTGATGACACAGGTAATACTTTTGCTGGTGTTCTTAACGGTCGTTACAAGGTATACGTTGATCCTTATTCAGCAAACCAAGGTGCTGCATCGCAGTTCTACGTTGTTGGTTATAAGGGTGCTAATGCTTATGACGCTGGTATCTTCTATTGCCCATACGTTCCACTACAAATGGTTCGTGCTATCGACCCTAACACCTTCCAACCAAAAATTGGTTTCAAGACTCGTTACGGGATGATTGCTAACCCATTCGTTCTTAAGTCGGACGGAACAACAGATGCGGATACATTCACTGCAAACCGCAACCACTACTACCGTCGCGTTAAGGTTTCGAACCTTATGTAATCGATACCTCTCCATTAGAGAGAGGGTTACTAAGAAACTGGGGGGAGCAGAAATGCTTCCCCCATTTTCATTATAAATATACGTAATGGAGGAATAGATGGTAATATCCACAACAACAAACATCAGTGAGGGATCTTGGGGAAGTTCGCAACCGAGCGATCTTGATTACCTGAAACCGAATGGTTTTAAATTCCAAATTCATACTCTACCTAACGTATCATATTTCTGTCAGGCAGCAAATATCCCATCGTTCAGTATTGGATTTACCACAACAGAAACTCCTCTTTCTGCTCTGTATAATCCTGGAGAGAAACCGCAGTTTGG